GAAGTGGCGAGGGACTCGGAGCCGCCACGGGTCAGTTACCGCCGCAGCAGATCCAATCGATCGAGCCCGTACCCGCGGCCACAGCGAACGGGGCAGTAGTGGTGCCCGCGGCGGCGCTGAGTCCACACGCGAGAGGCGCGGCGGCGATGTGCGCGCACGTACAGCGGGGGGCAACGGTGAACGCGTTCTTGAACGTCACCGTCACGGCGTTCGCCGTAAGCACAGACTGACTGTATTCGCAGCGGCTGCCGCCGTTCGTGGCCGAACCGCCGTCGGCGTTCCCCATCAACGGGTAGCCGCTCGAGCCGAGGTACACGCCGGCGGCGCCCTTCGCCCACACGTCCGTGTTGGTTTGGATTTCTCCGGCCGAAAAAATGCTCGAACTGGTCTGAAACTGCCCGCTCGTGCACAGGAGGCTACTTCCGCTCGCCTTGCAGTTGATCGCGCCCCCGGTGCCGAAATCCACCTCCGGCGCCGTCACGATCCCAGCGTCAACGAAATTGACGTTCGCGGTGGTGGCGTTGACGGTCGTCGCGTTCAGCGTGACGAACTTCCCGATCCCGCCGTCGACGAACGTGAAATTTCCCGTCACGTAGTCGGCGGACGTGCCGCTCGGCGTGGACGACGCCGGCGACGAGCCCGTGCCGAAGAACTGCGCCGACGCCGTAGCCGCCACCAGCACGAGCAACGCAACCGCCGCAAACCGTCGGGCGAACATCAGTGCGTCCCCGTCAAGTAGACGTCACCGGTGCCCAGCGCGCTCTGACAGGCGAGCAGGGTGCCGCCGTCGTCGGCGAAGAACGACTCGAGGAACGCGATGTTCGCAGGCATCGGGCGGTTGTTCAGCGCGCCGCCGTCGAACGAAGTCCCGTACACGAGGTTCGTCTCTTCCTGCATGACGCGAACCATGTATTTTCCGTTCGGGATGATCTGCATGCTTGAGCCGACGGCCGCGCAGTTCACGAACTGGTAGTTCACGTCAGGCGCGAGCCAGACGCCGGTCGCGGTCGGCGGCGCGGCAACGGCGAACGCCGCGGCGAACGAAACGAGGAAGGCGGCGACTACTGCGATTTTGTTTTTCATCAGGGTTCCTCGACACGAAATTATTCAGAACTTCAAGACTTGGACGTATGCGCTGGTGTTGCTGGAGTACGAAACTCGAACGGTCGTGCCGTAGATCGACGGGGGCCACGGGCCGAGCAGCCGCACGTCCCCGTCCTGCAGCGCGATGACGGGGGCCTCGACGTCCTGCCCGTCCACCTGACCGGGTGGACTGAACGTGACGTCGATAGCGCCGCCGGAGTAGTTCGCCACGACGAAGATCTCACGCCCGGTGTTCGTGAACCGGTCACCGTCGAGGGACGCAAGGACGCCATCCGTGGGGTCGACTCCGTCTCGGTTGAACGGCACCGCTGAAAGTTTAGCCACATTGCCCACGGTACGCGGAATCGGGAATCGTAGTCAAGTAGGGACGTGGACCGGCGGTGTGGGACGGGCGGGCACTGGACAGCCCGGGGCGGGGTGGCTACCGTTCGGGGTATGAAAACGATCGCCCTGACGCTGTTCCTCGCCGTTACCGCCTGCGGCCGTCCCGTCGAGGAACGCGGACCGGTGCTCGCGCCGGGGGACTATACGATGCGCGTGCAGGCCCTGGACCGCGAAGGCACGTGCGACGATGTCCCGCCCCAGGTCTACCTGTACGTCACGGTCGACGCCGAAGGGTCGATCGACACCCGAGACCCCGAACTCACGTGCACCACCACCTACGCCGACGGCTCCGCGAGCTTCTCCTGCCGGGGCTTCGGTATGGCTGGAACTCTTCGCGGGGCCGCGTCGGCGACCACGGCGGCCCTGCTGGGAGAGGCGCGCGGCGACGTGAACGGCTGCACCCGCCTGGTCCTTTTCGCGACCGTCGACCCTCGTTAGAACGTCGAGAACGCGATACCCGACAGGTCGAAGGACGTGTTGTTAGGGCCCGCGGCCGTAACGGTACCGTCTGAATCGATCTGGATCTGCCCCGTGTCTCCCGAGCACGGCACAGCCCAGCGCATCGTCGCCGTGGGACGGAACCCGGGCGGTAGCGTGAACACCGTAGTCCCGAGCGTTCCGTCTTTGACGCGTCCCCGGAGTTCAATCTTCCCGACCTGGTCCCGCCGGAAAGCGGCAACCATCTCCCCGCCACCGTAGTTCGCCCACGTGCCCTCGAACGCAGGGATGCTCTCGTAGTTATCCGTGAAGTCGGACGTGTTATCGACGACGTACCACGGCGTGCCCAGGTACTGTAGGCGCAACTCGTCGACGTCGATCACGCATGTCTCGCCGCCTGAGATACTGTCGTTCTGGACCAGGATCGCCGCCGATCGGATGTCCGGGTCGACGTCGGGCTGCAGATAGATCTCGGCTTTCTGCCAGTGCCCGAGCTTCGTGGTCGCGTCGACCGCGAGCCCCAGACTCGTGGTGACGACCGCCCCCGCGTAGTCGTACCAGATGACGTTGACGTTGATCGTCCCGGCGTCGTTTGACGCCCCGTTCTTCACCCAACACGTGAGACGGTAGAGCCCGCCGCTTCGGTTTGCCTCGGGCGCTTCGTTGATCACGGGCAGGAGCCCAGAATCCACGGTGACATTGACGCCCGGGGTGAGGTCGAAGCGCAGATACCGCCCCCCGCTCATGCCGTCCCCGTCCTCCTGAACCTTGAGTTCGGTGCCGAAGGACCCGCCGCCCGTGAACGAAGAAGTCCAATGATCGGGCATTCCTGCAGGATCGGTCCTCCCCTCGAAGCCTCCGCCAAGAGGCAAGTCGCCCCACGATACACTGTCGTGGAGGTGACCTGCGTGGGCGCGCCCGGCGGTGAACGTGAACTCCGCGGACGGCTCTGAGCGCACGAGTTCGCCGGCGTTCCGCACCCGAGGGACGATTCTCCCCGTGTACTCCCTCCCCGGAATCAGGTTCGTGAACTCGAAATTCTGCCCTGTGCCAATCCCCGCCAGCGTCGTCGAGTCGAGCGGCGTGCCGGGCACCGGGTACACGTGCACCTCGTACTCCGCGAGAAGCGCGCGCTTGTCCGTGTCCAGAGCGACCGTGATCCGGTTCCCGCCGACGACGTCGGAGACGATCGCCGATGCCGTCTTCTCGCCCTGGAAATGGTAGAGCCGGTGGTTCCCCGCGAGGGCTTCCTTACGGGGGTGCCACAGTTTCTCGATGTGCGTCAGAGCGCCGATCGTCGGCTTCCCTCGGCACTCGAGCTGCGTCTTCAGGTGTCCGCCGTCGAACGTCTGCGTGATCGACGTCACGGCGAGCGAGAGATCGCTGCTTGATCGAACCCCGTCTGCGCTGAACGTATAAAAATCGTTCAGCTCAACCCAGGGGAAGCCGCGCATCAGCGGCACGGAGAGATCGGCGTCAGGCTCCGAACAGTCGGAGATGAACGCCGCGCCGAGCCTGTCTACTTCGGCCTGCGTGTCGATGTTCTTCGTCTCGTCCTCCTGGATCTCCGACCACAGGAGATCGTACTTGGCGATCGAGGTACCGTCAGAGTACGTGGACTCTTTGCGCTTCGGCGTGCCGTCAGGCCAGAGGTCGCCGGCGTCCTTGAAGATGATCTTTAATTTATTTCGTATTTCCGCCGAATTTACGGAGAGCCGCGACGGCGCGCCGTAGTCGTCGGCCGAAAACGTGTAGTCGACTGAAGGATCGTCCCGGACCGGCTGGTACAACGTCAGCATGAACGCGCTGTAGGAATCGTTCCACTTGTACCGGAGATCCCATCCGATCTGCGTCGAGAGGGCGCGGACCGCCTCGCCCACGTAGCTCCGGGCCTGCAGGAACTGCGTGATACTCCAGCTTGGGCTCACCGGGACGATCAGCAGAGGGCCTGCGCCGGAGAAATTGTCGTTCAAGATGTTCTGCAGCACCTCTTCGACGGGTACACCGGAGGTCGTCGGTGCGCCGACGTACTCGAACACTGCGCTCCCGTCGGGAACGGTCCCTGTAGACCAGACCGGCTCCTCGGTGCCCGTAACGCCGCCCGTCGTGCAGAGGAAGAACTTGTTGAAGCCGGGGTCCGGCGGGCCGGGCGTGCCGCTGACTACGCTGCCGTCACCGCGCGACGCGGGCACGAGGTACTCGCCCGGCGCGTTGCTGTCGGAGATCGTGATCTCCGGCGCCCAAATCCGGAGACCGATCGCGGTTCCATCTGACGCGAACGCGTAGACCCGCTCGGTCTCGATGTAGCGGGACATCAGCTGGCCGAACATGTCCCGACCGCCGATCTTCACGTCGGGCCCGGACGCGACGTCGATTTCGTCTATGCGACCGTAGAACACGGTCATGAAATCGGCGTCCGCGGGCTGCGTACCGTGGGGGACGATCGCGACGTCGATGGCGACCTCGCGGGTAAGCGCGAGCAGGGCGCCGAACGACGCCGATGGATCGAAGCCGTGGTTCAGCGCGGAGCCTTCCACGAACGGGCTGAGGCTGAGCGCGAAGAGTTCGCGCGCTAGCGATGCGTCGAACGTCGCGCAGGGATCGTTGATCGCGCTTTTGAAAGACACTGATTTTACGGCGTCGAATCCGGGCCACGACGTCAAGTCGCGGAAAGTGCCGCCGGCGTCCTTGACGTACAGCCGCACGAACTCGGCCTGCACCCCAGTGTCGATCACAACCTGCTGGGCGTCAGTGATCGTTCGCATCTATCCTCAGCAGTACCACGAATCGGGAATCTGACGCTACCGCGGGCACGCCCTTACGGGCATGTCAGACGCCCTTCAGGTCGACGGAGAGCACGCGCGCGTCACGCTGCAGCGAGCCGCCGAGCCCAGCGACGATCACCTTCTCCGAGACGTCGGTGCCGACCATCGTGCGCGTTGCGGCCTCGCGCACGAGGTCGCCGGACGCCGTGAGGAACGGCGCCTGCCCGAACGGAGCGCCGGCTTCGAAGACCTGCTCTGCCCAGTCCTCGAGCCAGAGGAACGGGGACACCACCAGGTCGTCGAAGAACTTGGCGACTCCGGGGATACCGCCGACGATCAGGGTGTTGGTCGGCGTGCTGAAAACGCCACTCATCGTGAAGCTGTCGTTCCGCAGTCCGTCGACCCACTGCGCACCGTCCGAGCGCGCCACGTAGTGCACCCACGGATCCCCGCCGCCTTCACCCTTGCCCCAGACGGCAACGGTCCACGGAAGATCGGTATCGAGGGGCGTTTGCCACGTCTCGGCGTCCGCGACCTCGAGCGCGCCTGCGCCGTAGAGTTTCGTCGTGGCCTGCACCTGCACGTCCGGCGGGGCGGCGGACGCTGTGCCTACAACGCCCTTCGAGCTGTAGTAGTGCGCGTCAAAAGGCCAGACGTTCGAGTCGCCCATCAGCAGTCCCTCGACTGCGAACGCCTGCGCGCCGGTGAGCGGCTTCGTGGTGAACTTGAGGTCGCGCTTGCTCGTCTGCCGCGTGACGACCATCGCCCCGGAAGCGGTCTCGCTTTTCGAGCCGATGTCCCGACGCGTGCCCGAGGGGTCGCCGCTCAGCGCCACGACGCGCGCCATCTCGATGCCGTTGATCTTGAGCCAGGACATTCAGCGCTCCTTCACTTCGCGGGGCATTTATACCGTCCCCTTGCGCCGGAACGAGTCCTGACTCTGAAGGCGCTTGATCAGATCCTTCAGCTGCATTTCAGAGAGGATCGACCCCATGACCGTAACGTTGATCCGGGGGCCGCCGCCCCAGTCGCCCTTTTCGTCCCGGCCCATTCCGTAAGACCCGCCGGCTGCGGCGGTCGCCTGCCACGTGCGGAGGTTCGTCTTGAAACCCTGCGGAACGTTCGTGAACTGCTCGGTGAGCTTGTCGAACGACTTCGCCGTCTTCTCTGAGGACTTGCCGAGGTCCTTGATGGCGTCAGCGGTTCCCGAGACAGTGGGGGCAATGTCTGTCTTGATGTCCCCACCCGAGGGCTCGTCGAAGAAGTGCTCGAAGGTGTTCCCGAGCTTCGACCACATGGCCTTGGCTTTGTCCTCGGCCGAGATGCTGCCCGCCTGCATCTGATTCTCGATCTTCGAGATCGCCAGCGCGGCGTCGTCGAGTCCGAGCTTCGCGAGCAGGTTCCGGAGCCCCTCGAGCGCCGCCGCGAGACCCTTCTGGATCCCCGCCATCACGTATAGGAGCCCGATGCCCACGAGCGAGAAGAGGGCGCCGAGCAGTTTCAAAATTGGCTTCATCGGGTCGAGCACACTGACGATCCCCATGATCGCGCCGCCGAAGTCACCGAGCGCGGAGATGGCGTCGCCCAGACCACCGTCCATGATGCCTGAGATCGTGCGTCCGACGTGGTCGAGCATGATCCCGATGCCCTTGAGCGGGCCCTGCAGCAACGATCCGATGACCTTGAACAGGGAATCGAGCCCCTGCATCAGCGAATCGAAGCCGTTCACCAGCGCGTTGAGTCCGGGCTTGAGGGCGTCGATCAGGTCGAAGAGGACTTTGTCGCTAAGCTCTACGACTTCCTTGAAGCGGTCGAACCGGGCGAGGATCTCGATCAGAACCGCGGCGATCGCGCCCCACCAGCCGCCCTGCTGGAATCCCTGAATGCCGGATTGAATCACAGAGCCGAGGTTCCCGAGCTTCGATAGTAGGTGGCTCGCCGCGGCGCCGATGGCGGACGCCAGCTTGTCCATGTCGGCGACGGCTTTCTGCGCGGCACCAGAGAACGCGTCCGCCGCGGTCTTCGCCTTACTGGCAAGCGCTTTGTCCTGGTCGATGACCGCCCGTGCTTCGTCGAACCCCTCGACGTCGAAGTTCTTTTTCGCCTCGTTCGCGGTCTCGGTCCATTTGTTGATGTCGAGCTGCGCCGCCACATACGTCTGCATCGCGGCGTCGAAGTCCTTGAAGTGACCGGTCGCCTGGTCGAAAATCTTGGTGTCGGGGGCCCCGATGTTGTTGAACTGCTGCTGTGCCTGCGCGCCGGACCGGGTGATATCCGCGGCGCGGCTTGCGGACTCCCCCTCCATGAAATGCTCGGTCGCGAGCTTCTCAGCCATCGCCTTCGCAAGGCGAAAGCGCGCCTCCATCGCAGCCTCCGAGGCGTTCTTCAGACGCTCGAGATCCGAGACCATCGAGTCCGCGGACTTCTTGGTCGCCGCCGCAGCGTCTTTCGTCGCCTCGCCCGCGGAGTCCCAGATCGCCTTGAACCGACCGCCGACATTCGACGTGACCTCCTTTAGGTCCTCATCCATCAAATTGAGGATCTCGCGGGCGCCGTCGAAGTCCCCGGTGAGAGTGGCTGCGATCGCCGCGAGGTTCCCCCCGATCTCCGTCCCCAGGTAACTGAACGCCCCGGCGGCGGTGACAGCCACCGTAACGAGCACCTTCAGCGCGATCACCAGCCCGTTGACCACGTCCTTGAGCGTCTCCGCGCTGGACTTGCTGTTGAGCAGTTGATCGGTGAATGCCGCCATCGCAGGGGCGAGTTGCGCGGCGACCTGAACGCCTACGCCGTCGATCACCTTCTTCATGCGGTCGATGTTGTCATTGAACTCCGTCGCAGCGGCGACCGTCTTTCCGCTGATCGTGATGCCAAACCGATCGGCCTCGTCCGAGAGGCGCGCGATGCCCTCCTTGCCCTCGTTCAAGAACGGGATCAGTTGCTTGCCTGACTTGCCGAACAGGTCGACGGCGAGAGCGCCCTTCGACGCGCCATCCTTCAGCCCGGAGAACACCCCGGCCAGGTCGCCGATAACTTGATCGGCAGACCGCGTGGCGCCGGCTGCGTCCTTGACGGCCACGCCGAGCACCTTGAACAGCGCCGCGGCTTCCTTGTTGCCCGATGCTGCGCCGGCAATCTTGATGTTGAGTTTGCCGAGCGCGAGGCCGAACTCTTCGGTCGAAAGCTTCGACAGCGACGCCGCATAGTTCAGCCGGCTGAGCGTCTCGACGGGAATGCCGACCTGCTGCGCCAGCTTGCCCATCTGATCGGCAGTCTCGGCGCCCTTGAGCGCGAACTCGCCGAGTTTCTCTGCAGCCTCCAGGGCGAGGTGACCGATCTCCTTGAAAATTTCAAAATGGAAAAGCCCCTCGGTCGCCTTGCCGACATCTCCGAGCTTCTGTTTCACCTCGTCGAGACCCTTGCGCAGCTCCGCAGTCTCGAGTTCCAGCGAAACGATTAAGCTTTCGAGCTTCGCCACGATCAGTTCACCTCGTCACGCGACGGAACGCCCAACAGCCTGTCAAGGCGCGCTTCGGGCGAGACGTCGTCGAACGACGCGTGCGCCAGATCGAGGAAGTGCGAGAGCGAAAACGCGGACGGGTCGAGATCCTTAGCGCCGGCGACGGCAGCGATCGTGCTGTTCAGCGTCATCGCGCGGAAGTCGTCAGCGTCGATGCCGAACGGCTCGATCTCGGCGTAGTGCATCCACTCCGCGAACTCGTCCGGCGAGAGGTACTCCAGAAGACGATCAGGGTGTGGGCAGCCGAGGGCCAGGCTCAGGCGGAAGGCGAAGAGCCGCTCACGGCTGCCACGGAGGGGTTTCCGAGGGGTACCTCCGCCGACTCCGCGCCGTTCGCGGGCACCTTACTCCGGCTGAGCGCAGTGATCTCCTGCACGATCAGCGTCATCGCCTCGGGCGAGACAGCGTTGAGGAAACTCTCCGCGGCCTGCGCGTCCAGCATCGGTGCTCCGGCGGCGTCGACGATGCTGCTCTCGAACATCGCGAGGGCCATCTGGCGGTCTGAGTCGTCGGGCTTGCTCTCGCCGAGCGCCTTCAGTTTCAGGCCGCAGCCGGCCGACAAAGACGCGATCCGAATCTGCCCGCCGAGTTCCGGCACGTCGAGGAGCTTGAACTTCCGCCCCTCCACCTTCAGCATCTGGTCTCTGTTGAGGAGCATCGTCAGACCCCCGGCCGAACCTGAACGACCTGCACGGTGAGGTTGGTCGCATCCGCGTAGCTGACCTGGACCTCGGCGCCGTAGTCGGAGAGCGGGAACGGGCCGATGATCATCGGCTCGGTGTCGGCGACGGCCACGACGTTGTCGGCGACGGCCTGGCCGTCGACCGTGAGCGTGGTCTCCATCGTGACGTTGACCGGGCCGCCGCTCGCGCATGTGACGATGAGCAGCTCCTTGCCAGTGTTCGTGAAACGGTCGCCGCCGGCGGATGCCGCGACCCCGTCGCTGGCGGTGATGCCGGCGCGCGAAGCAGAAGTGATGTCGAGCAGTGCCATGGTTCAGTCTCCGTTCAGCTGCGGGGGATGCGGACGACCTGGACCTTCATGCTGGTCAGGGCGGAGTAGACGATGTTCGCGTAGCCGCCCTCGTCGTTGTAGACGTTGATCGGAAACGGCCCGAGGATCTTGGTGGTCGCGTTCACCACGGACACCAGCCGTTCCGTGACTTCCTTGCCGTCGGGCTCGGCCTGAACTTCAACCGAGACATCGTGTGCGCCCGAGTCTCCGTTCGTGACAACGAGAACCTCGTTTCCAGTGTTCAGCCAGCGATCGCCGTTGGCTGCGGCGGTTCCGCCGGAGAGTGACAGCGCGACTCCGGTTCTGGCGCATTCGGCGGGGGTCAGGGTGGACATGTTTGTGTTCTCCTTGAATCGGGAATCTGATCAGCTCGGGCGGTAGGTCTTCACGACCTGTCCGGAGATCTTCAGGGTGGTCTTGAAGTCGTAGATGCCGTTCGTCTGCCCGGAGAGCGAAAACGACGTCACGGCCGCGAGGAACGTATACGTGGTGGGGGACGTCGCGTGATCTGCCAGCTCGAGCTTGTAGTAGCGCGAGATACCGTCGACGCGGTCCTGATCGAGCTGCTGCTGGCCCGCGTCACAGCCGACGAAGTTCCCGGACATCTGGAGTTCACCGGGCATCGACAGACCGGGGACGAACTCCGCCTCGGGGCTGTCGAAGTTCGACGCGTCGATCTGCGGCGCGGTGCCGTTCGGGCCGTCGAAGCTCTTCACCTCGCCGATCTTCAGGAAGCCGGCAGGGCTATCCGTCGATCCCGCGTAGATCTTCGTGAACTTGGTTGACTTCGCCTTGGTCGGGGTCGACATGATTTCGGGCTCCTCTCAGTGTGAACGTGTACTACGGGTGGCGGGGGAATGCAAATCGGGAATCTGAAATCATGCGGACCAGACCATGAAGTCCGCGGAGACGCGGTGCAGAAGGGTGTCGTTCTCGAACAGGTCCCGGCTGTCGGCGAACTCGACGACAATCGCCGCGTCGGCGAGCGCGGTCAGGTAGTCCGAAATCGCATCGGCGAGCGCCTGCGCGTCGACGTACTGCTTCGCGTAGCTGTCGACCTGAACGCGGGACTGCTTCAGCGTCGTCGCCGTCGAACTCTCGAACGACTCCTGATCGATCTTCGAAATCACCGAATACACGACGGCGGGGAGTGCCACGTTCGGCGGGAGCTGCATCGGGTAGATCCGCGCGCCGGCGAGCGCCGTCACGGCGGAAGAGTCCAGCAGGGCGGCGTGGACGCGCTGCCCGGGGCTCATCGGTTCACCAGCCGGACGATGAGCATGGACGCGAACGCCGACACCACGAACGCGCAGGCGAACAGGAACAGGCCGTGGCTCACCGGCGGGCCTCCGTGACCGTACGAACCCACGCCGTGTGATTGGCCTCGTGCCCTGGCTCCCGATCGTCCATGCCACACTCGCAGCAGTGCTCAAGCCAATCGGCGTCCGACTCGACGATCCCGGCGTTCGCGCGCACCACGTCCATCGGGACGCGCGTAACCGGTCCCACGATCGCCGACTCCAGGCGCTTCTCGAATTCCTCTTCGGTCACTTGTTCACCGCCGCCAGGATCTGCTTCTGGAGTTCGCCCTTCAGCAACTCGAGCACCAGCGGTTCGTTGGCGTGCAGCGCAGGGCGCAGGTACGGGTGCGCGGCCATCTTCGACGTGCCGAGCTCGATGAAGTGCCAGCGGCGCGCAGGCGGGAGCGCCTTCGACTGCGACTCGCCGAACGCCGCCGCGGCGAGTTTCGCCTGCTTGCCCTTCCGGCCGACGCCAATCTTGATACCGACTTTCAACACGCCGTTCTCGCTGGTCGGCTTGACGACCGAGATCTTGAGTGAATCGGCGAGGTCGCCGGAGTCCTTCGGAACCATCGCCTTGGCAGCGTCCAGCACCGGCTTGAACGCCGCACGCCCCGCCTTCGCGAGCGCCTTCGCGGCGAGCTGCGCCTGCAGCCGCGTCAGCTGATCGAGCAGGTTGCGGAGCCCGTGGACTTGGACGCTCACGGTACGGGCCCCGCGGCAGCGAGCAAAGAGTCCGCGGACGCCAGAGCCGCAGCCGCCGTCACCGTCTTTCCAGATACCGTCATAAACCCCGCAGCGAGAGTGATGCGAAACTGCCAGCGCAATTCAGAGCGGGCGTGCTCCGCGTTCGCCTCCGACAGTGCGAGACGCGCCAGCACCGCGCTGCGCCACGCCTGCGCGTCGGCCTCGGACTCCGCCAACCGCGCCAGCAGCCCCGCGCGTCCCGCCTCGGCGCTGGTCTCGGAAGACGTCATGCGCGCCAGCAGTTCCTCGTGCCCGGCAGCGGACTCCGCGGCGGTCGACGCCATCTGCTCGAGCAGGTCCGCGCGTGCGCGCTCGAAGTCGATCTCTGACTCCGTGAGGCGCTCATACAGGTCGCCCATGGCGTCCACCATGTGCTCCGCTGACTGCGGCAGCATAATTCCGCTCATGCGGGTTCCCCGTATTCAATCAGGGCCCGGAGCATCCTGATGTGCGCCGCTGCCAATGAGCCCGATCGGCTCTCATCGTCGAGGAGGACAGACGCCGATATTCCGAACGCCTGCTGCGCCGTGCGTTCCATGAGGGCCTCGACCTGCGTCCGAGTCATCACCGTGATCTCCTCGTCTTTTCGTCTGACGGCGGGCGGATCTTTTTTCTTGGCCCCGTTGGCCTTGTGCGGCTTGCAGAGCAAACAACCCGCCCGCTGGTTCTTCGATCGGCGGCGTTTAAAATTCACGCGGATTCCCCCACGCGTTCCTCGCACATCACGTTCATCTCCGTCTTGCCGCCGTCGGGGTCGACCACGGAAACGATCTCGTACACCTTGCCGCCCTCGCGCAGCCGCATCGACGGCAGCACGCCAGCGACGTACCGCATTGCGAAGATCGTCGGCACGCGGCCGAACTGCTGCTGCGCCGCAAACTGCTCGGAGCCGCTCGTCGAAACCTTCCCCGCGCGCCGGCTGGCGAACAGGTTCCATGTGTTCAACTGCTCGCCGCTCGCGTCTTGCACGCTCGTCCGCGACTCGATCGTGACGCGAAATCGCATCTTACCAGCGTTCACGCTCACAGGGAGATGATCCGGTAGGGGGCAAGGAGGGCGCCGAACGAAAACTCGATCGGCGTGAGGGCGCGTTCCACCTCGGGCACGCGGTTCTCGTACATCTGCGAGACGAGCAGCAGGATCGCTTGCTTGATCGGCTCGGGCACGACGTCGACCGCCCACCCCACCGAGTAGACGACCTTCACCGCGTCCCACTGGGACCGCGCCGACGGCCAACTCTTCCCGTAAGCGAGGTGCACGCGGCCGGGCACAGAGACCGCGTCGACACTGTACTCCGACGTGGCGAGGGTGATCTCCGAGCCGGCGGTGTCGATGTACTTGATCGACTCAACGGCCGGATCGTCGTCCTCGAGCGTCGCGAGCTGCCCGTGGGGGAGTTCGATGAAAAGCTTGCAGGCGCGGCACGGCCGCCCGCCGATCCCGTACCCGTATCCGGCGCCATAGCCTCCAAATCCGAAGGGGAGGCAGCTGTGCTGCTGGTAGAGCGGGTGCCCGTAGTGGGGGAACGCGTCCAGCACGGCCTCCCACTTCTGTTGGACGATGCCACGGTTGCAGTGGGACTCCACGTGCCGGCGCGCGGCAGAGATCATCAGCTCGAGGAGCGCCTGGTCCTCGCTCGTCTCGAGCGTAATCTGCGCCTTCGCCTCCTCAACGGAGACGGGCTCGTCCGCCGGCTCCTCCGTGAGGTGCTCGACCATGCGTTACTTCCCGGGCGCGGTGGGCTTCGGGTCGGGGATGGGCGCGGGCGCGGGAGTGGCGAGATCCGCCTTCTTCTCCTTCGACTTCCGGCCCTCGAGCAGCTTCCGCGCGTCGGCCAGCTTCTTCTCCTCGGCGTCGGCGTGCTTCTTCGCCTTCGCCGCGGCCTTCTCGGCCTCGGCCTTCGCCAAGGCGTCCGCCTCAGCCTTCGCCTGCTCGGCCTGCATCGCGTCGGAGGCCTCGACCGCGAGGCCGTCCTTGACGAGGGCGCGGCCCAAGTCGAGAGCACGCTCCGACGAATCGTCGAGGTCCACGAACTGCCCCGCCTTGAACTCCTGAACGGAAAACCCGTCAGCGGCGCCCCTCACGGTCTTCAGCATCTTGATCTTCACGTGTCTCTCCTCGGGAAAAACGAAAAGAGAGGCCCAGGATCGAACCCTACGCGCACCCGGATGGACCCGGCTACCCGCCGGAACCGAGCCGCGAGCCTCTCGAGGCTTACGCCGGGTTGTTACGCGCGTTCGACAGGATCGCCGCCGCGCCCTTCACGACGATGTTCGCCGAGCTGGCAGAGGTGATGCGCAGACGGACGTACCGCAGATTCGTCTTCGCCTCGACCTTCTTGATCGTGTTCGACGCCGAGAGGGTCTCCTGCACGGTGTACGCGCCGACCTCGGCCGCACCGGTGGTGCCGTCGGAGTTGCTCGTCTCGGTGATCTTCAGCAGCAGGGTGCCGGCGGTGACGGTTCCAGCGTGCAGCGCGAACCCCACCTTTTCGAAGCCCTGCGTGTCGATCGTGATGCCGCCACCGGTGTCAGTGTCGGTGTTGATGGTGCCACCCGCGTATCCAGGGGTGATCTTCTGATTCTGCAATGAGTCCATGTTCGTGGTTCCTTGTGAATGGGTTAGACGACGGGCGCGTTTCGTGCGGAACCCTGGAGTGCCAAGGCGCCGACGATGCCGCCGTCGGTGGTGTTGGAGCTCGTCACACGCGGACGCACGAAACGCTTGCTGCCTTTGTAGCCGACGCTCTTCACGGTGTTGCTCTCGCTGTCGTCGAACGAGGGCGCGCTACCGATGAGATCGGCCGCGTCCACTTCGGTGGCGCCGGCCATGCCGTCGTCGTCGCTCTCGAACAGCAGGCAGTCGAAATCACCGTCGGCGAGTTCGCCGGTCTGGAAGGCGACCTCGAGCGACTCGAATCCCTGAACATCGAGGATCTCGCCGTCGAAATCGTCGTCCGAATCGATCAGCTGCGACTCGATGCCGACGCCGATCTTGAGATTGTGATGCATGTCTTTCTGGCTGAGACTCATCTGGTTTCTCCTGTGAGAGAAGAGGGGCGCCGGCGCGGGCCGCCCCTCAACTCAGGTCACGATCAGGTCGAGCACTTCAGCAGCCGCAGGCTCTCGCCGAGCGTCACCTGCCCGCCGATGCGCCGGCGCGCGGTGAACTTCACCTGGCCCGAGCTCTGGAGGGTGTAGGGGTCGCGCATGATCGACATGCCGATCCGGTCCACCAGCGAGTAGCCGCGCTTGAAGTCGCCGAAGGCGATCGGGAACGCGCCCGCGCCCTCGTTCGGCATGTCCGGGCACTCCACGATGGGAGCGCCGAGCAGCAGACCGGGGCTGCGCGACTCGAGGTCAGGGCTCGCCTGCCAGAGGAACCGGCCCACGGTGTCCTTGAGCAGACGGACCTTACCGAGAGACGACCGGTTCATCACCCACGTGCCGTTGCTCGCGTATCCGGACTTGACCGCGTGGTACAGGTTCACCAGGCCGTCGCCCTCGCTGCCGCTCGCGCCGGCGATGGTCGAGGTGGCGCCCGAAACGGTGAAGTCGATCGGGGTCGACGGACCGGCCGCGTTCGCGTCGAGGAAGCCCAGGGGCTTGCCCACGCCATTGCCGCTGGCGACTGCCGCGCCTTCGGCGACCGCGAACTGCTCGGAGAACTCCGACGAGAGCTCGGCCTCGAGGTTGAACGCGCTGTCTTCGAGGTTCTGCATCGAGATGCGCGCCTCCGCCATCAACTCGTGCGCCGGAACCTTCATCAGGCCCCAGTTCGGGTTCTGGGTCTCGCTTCGGGTCGCGATCTCGCCCACCCACGACGCCGCCGCAGTCTGGGTGCGCTTCGGCAGCTGCAGCTCAGTGGCGCCGCTCTGGCGCACGGAGACGAGGCTGCGGAACGGCGACACGAGGACGATCGCCTTGATGATGCTCTGCTCGTACTGAGGAGGCGCCAGGTAGCCGCCGGTCACGTCGCTCGCGACGGTCAGCACCTTCACTTCGTCCGCGGTCAGACGCTCGAAGCCGTGGCGCAGCGCCTTCTCGTAGATCTTGGTCTCGAGAATCTTGCTGCCCTTCGACTCGTCGTCCTTGCCGCCACCGAGGCCTAGGGCCATCCGGTTGAGGCGCGCCTCATACTTGCGCTCCTCCTCGAGCCGCGCCTGCTTCCACTGCGCCTCCTCGACGAGCTGCTTCGCCTTGACCTCGTCCTGCTGGCGCATCCACTCGCGCTGAACCCGCTCGGCCTTCTGCATCGAGTCCTCGATGCGGTCGAGCTTCTGGTCAAAGTCGGCGGTGCTGCGCGACTCCTCGAGCGCCTTCATGCGCTTCTCGTTCACGTCGCGCTGGTCGGAGACCGCCTTGTTGATCGCCTCCAGCGCCGCCTTCACTTCAGTCTCTTCGATGGCCACGGTGCTACCTCTTCAGTTTGTCCAAAATGTCGTTCGTGAGCGCCCAAATGGAGCCCCCGCGTTGCGCGCCATCACGGCGCTTGCCGTCCGAATCACTCGGACTCAGCGAATCTTTGATTTTGTCGACGAGGACGGAGAGAGACTCCGACGAATCGGGAATCTGAACGTTCGGAGTAACCTTCGAGGATTTCTGCTGTCCGTCTGGTCCCTCGGTCGCGTCGTCCTTGCCGCCGTCGGCCGCGTCCTCGATCATCTTCGAAACCTTCGTCGCCAGGCGTGCCTTCACGCCGGCGGGCAGGCTGCTCTGCGGGATGCGCGCGGCGGCGTTGCGCAGGTGCGGCAGGTCGACGGCGCCGGCGGCGTCCTTGAACGGCAGGTGCCGGAGGGCGCGCGGGGTCGTTTTGCCTTCGGCATCCTTCTTTCCACCCGGTTCCACGTGCAAAAACGCGGAATCGGGCAGGTTGTCGATGTAAGCCACCGTCCACTGTGCCTTGGACTCGCCGGCGCTGGCCGCCGCGCACGCGACGGGGCCCGACGACGTCAGCGCCGCGTGGATGTCGCGGTGCATGCTGGCCATCTGCTGGTGCCGCTCGGCGGACGCGTCGTGCGCGGCCGCGGCCGGGTCGCCCTTCGCGGCGGCCTGCTGTGCGGCAACGGTGCGGTCGTTCGCCGCAGTGGCGTGGGCGGCCATCGCGCCGGCGTGGGCCGCCATGGCGGCGGATGACGCTGCGTGGGCGTCGGCGGTGCTCTGATCGGCCGCGGCGGAACTGTCGAGTCCCTTTCGCGCGGCTCCGGTCAGGCCGAGCGCCTCAGATTCGGCGCGAACGGCCGAAAGCCCCTTGGCGAGGAGGGTCTTGGCCTCGCGGCGTGAGAGACCGGCACCGACGAGCACCGCCTCGAGCGTGCGGGGGTCGCTCTTGATGTCGGTGATGCGCGCGGCGGGCCCGGCGCCAGCTACGTCGACCACAGACAGTTCGCGCCAGGCGAGGTTCTCGATCGTGCGCACCTTCGCTTTTTCGTCGAGCGACGCTTGGGTCACCTGGAACCCGATCGAGAGTTCTCCCACGGCGTTCGTTCTGACGAGTTCCAGAACGGGGACTCCGCTGGGCGAAACGGCCCGAGGGGAGATCTTGCCCTCGACCTGGACGCCTTCGGGGGTCACTTTCGCGCTCGTGATCGTGCCGATGACGTTTCCGCGGACATGCATCCATTGCAAAATTGGCATAGTGCCGGCGGACTTGTGCGCCGCCAGCGTCTCGTCAAAAGCCGTGGCGGCGACCGTGTCCTGCCATCCGTCACCGAGCATCCAGCTCGAGCTGTCGTGCAGCGAGTTGAACGGAATCGCGAGACCGGTGAAGGACCCATCTTCGCTCGCGCTCAAGCGCTCGAGCGAGACCGTCTTCGTCTCGAAGTCTTCGCGACGCGCGTCCTTCTTCTCGAAGCCGTCCCCTGAAAGGTCTTTGACTTTCATTCACCCCCGAACCTACGCGAATCTGGAATCTGAAGTCAAGTCGATTGACGATCGGGGCTGACTGCGTAGTCCTTCATCACGAACCCTGCCTCGGGCGAGCCGACGACGCACTTGTTCACCCAGATGCGCTCGGAGTGGTCGCGAATCCAGCGCGGGTGACCGCGGCGCACATGACACCGAGGAGAGGCGTGCGTTCCTCCTCCGGCGCCAGGCGCTGGCGACCCCGATTCTCCCGGGATCGTCAGAACGTGGTAATCGAAAAAAGGCTGGAGACCGCGGGCCGTGCGCTTGCTGTTCTGGAAGGCGTCGGCGGTACGCTTCTCGGTGCGAACGTTCGAACACCCCAAGATCTCCATGAACATGAGAAGAATCATCGCCTCTTCGTTGGCGTCGTCAAATGCGTGCGTCTTGTTGACGCCCGGGACGTCCCACGGAATAAAGGCCTGTCCTGCGTTCGGGATTCTTCTTCGGCCCTCGTCTTTTGTCCCGGGGTATAGATCCGCCGGGAGCAAGAGATCTGATTGCTTCGTGCTCCGCCACAAAAACAACGCGCCTGGTGTCGGTACCCACTTGCGCTCCGCCTCCAAGAAAAAAGCCGCGCTGAGGAAAACAACG